TGGCAGGTATGACGGGTAGCGTCACCGCAGTTGGAGGGTTATAGCCCACCACACCCGTAGCATTAATTTCTCTATCCCCAATGATGAACGCGCTATTGTCATCAAGCCAGCCAAACTGTTTATGTGCAATTTCGGATTTGTTCATAGCCTGTAATTCTTCAACCCAACGTGTCACGTATCCCATAAGTAAATCCTGTTTTTTACCTAGTACTGCCATACCTTGCAGGGCAATGGCACCTACAAACTTTTCTTTAGACAACGCCGAACTAAGCGGCAGAATAAACTCCCTGACCCCATCCTTCGGTAGATGCAGCCGCAGTAGCAAAGTTTCCCCGTCTTCGGGGTCGTGAATACGCTTCGTAACATAGAAGTCGTACGGGTAGATTAACTCGTCTTTATCATCTTCTTTGTTTGGGTCGCCCCGTCTGTATACGCCACCCACACGCCCCCTGAAAAATGGGAATGGGTAGGTCGGGATGGTGTACGTTACTGGCTCTTTAGTAGCTTCTTCAACAAGGGTGACAACATTATCTTCTTCTGCGGCTTCGACAATTTCTCTTCCAATTTGGATCGGGGATGATATTTTGAGCGTGCAATCTTCGCATCCACTTGGGTTGAGTTTTCTAAAGCTTTCGCAAGTGTAAGGTCCTTTTGTAGCAGATGCTTTTTTAATTGTGGTGGCACGATCATATGTCGGGTGCTTATCCGAGATCTTGTGTATTGCAACCGGTCCGTCCACGCAGTGTTGGGCAATGGATAAAGCGGCACGCCATACAGGTTCTTCGAGTACAGCTTGATTTTTGTATGCGTTTGCCAGTTGCTCACAACCTTCTCCGTTTAGCGACTTAATAAGAATTGTTTTAAATTTAGACTGGTAGTTACCCATCAGTGCCAGCGTCATTGGGTCCATCTGACGCATGTTAGGTCGTTGTCCGGGGATATCTAATATATCTACCACGGGCAGTCTTGACGAGAACGCTTCTAGGTTTACCCGCTTGCCTGCTATTAACACCTTTGTAGGTAGTGGGTTAGCCGGGTCTTTGAAGTTTAGTGTGTCGGGTATCCGCAGGATTCGTGCTACGTCCGCTGTAACTGCGGGGTCGGCTTGAAACTTATGTTCTTGGCACAGTGACTTGAATCGCTCCGCTACGGCCTTCCACTCCTGACGCTCTAATGGCTGCTCTAAAACCCAGTATGCGTGCAAGCCGCGCCCGGAGTTAACAACCGTAGAGGGCTTGGGTAGGTTAGTAGCCGCTAAGAATTTAAGCAGTGCTTCCATACCCTCAGACTGGTCGGCGTATGCTTTGTTCGGGCCGCAGTCGATATCTACGAAAAAAGAATTTAATTCTTTGGCATTTGCTACCGTGCGCCCCTCGTCCGGGGACTGGAAGTTTGCCAAGGCGAAATAAGCGTCATACCCCTTGTGCACCATAACTTCCGCATAGTCGCTTACCTCATCAATTGAATCTACAAAGACTTGTTTTGGCTTTTTGTCTTTGCTCAGCCCCACCACACAGTATTGTCCTGTTGGTGGTAAAACTAGAGATAGAAAGTCTGTCCTAGAAAACATAGCCGCCATCGTTCAATGCGCCGTCATGGAAAATAAGAGAGGCAGGGATAGGACGGCGGACTACCCTTTTCGGGTGCCCCCTAGCCTTCTTAAACTTGTCTAAGTACTAAGCTTTGATATCAATTTTGCTACCGTCTCTTGGTACTTAGTTAATACGTTGGTCTTGCCTTTGAACCAATGGTAGACCGTCATTCGGGTAACTTTTAGGAAGTCAGCCACGTCCTTCACCGGGATGTCGTGCTTGATGCAAACCTGAGCAAGCCGAACTCCAAGCTTCTCTTGGTCCGCTTCATTCACGGCCTTGATGAATTTGTTTGTGTAACCCTGTGGCATGTTGCTCCCCTTTAGTCGTCCCACTCTTCAAGAAGCTTGTTGAGATCTTTTTTCGGTGCAGGTGCTTCTTCCTTCTTACTTGCACGCTTTGTAGGCTCTTCAACTTCTGCTTTTGGCTCTGCTTTGGGGGCATCAGCTTTTGCAGTTTCTTCAGCGGGAACTTCTGAGTCTACACCATCAGCCTGCGCCACCGTCATAGTGATAGCCTTAATAGCGTCTCCGGTTTTACCCTTACCTACGGCTACGTTGAACTCGTTGGTCTCTAAAAACTTTACTGGCTTGAAAGTCAGTTTGGGGGTGGCACTGTCGGTATCAAAGCGCATTTCAGTTACGACCGAGGTAATGGGTACGCCTTTACTACCAATCATCTTTGCGTACGTCTGCAAAGGCCATTTGCCCGGCTCGCCTTCGCCAAAGATAGACTGGCTTGGCAGGGTAAGTTGGTATACGTCACCATTAATATCGTTCTCCAATACTACGGCTAGACGCTGGGAGAAACGGCATGCACGGGAGTCGCCCTGACCGGAACCCTTGATGTTTTGGGGGCAGTCTTTACAGGTCTTGGACTGGGGTGCTTTGGCTTTTGCATCGGGCACTTCACCATCAGCAGACCAGCAATCCGGTGCGGAAGCTACACCCTTTTTGTAAACCCCGGCGTAAAACGTACGGGATACTTTCGGGGCGGCGGCAACGATAACAACATTCATCGAACGCTCTTCGTTACGTGCAACTTCCTTACCGTTAACCATCATGCGCCATACGCCGCCTTCGATGGAAATACGCTTCATACCACCACCGCTACCCATTAGGGCTTTAGTGGTTTCGTCGATCTCTACTTCGCGCAGGTGCGCTGGTAGATTTTGGTTTAGTAATGCTAAGTCACTCATGTTTTTCTCCTGATAGAGATTGTGTATTTGCTATCCACATTTAGCCCCGGTGGAAGCAAATCGGGGTTTTCTTCAAGGAACGTAGCCATGTTGGTTTGCGCTATACGCTTCTCCAACAATTCAGGGGCATTGTGTTCCAGTAGAAACTTGTGAAAGGAGTGCCAATCGTTAGTCCAAAACCGTTTAGAGACCTTGCGAGTCACCGTACCAAATTCGGTTTTGAAACCATCAGCACCCATCGTTTTGCAGACATCAAGAAGCTTCTCGCTAATCATGTCTAGCGATTCTTCAAGTTTTTTGTCTTGAGATTCGTACTCGTCCGCAAGCTGCTTACGCTTGTCGCGGATCTTGACGTACGTCTTTACTAATTTATCGGCGGATATATCATCCATTTTCACTCTCCATATAGTTATGGTTAATAATACTAATTACAAGGTTTTACAATGTCAAGCGTCTTCAAGCAAATTTTTATAAAGATCGACTACTCTAGTATGGATATCCACTTTTGCTTCAAGCATCGCATACATACGCTTCTCAACATGTGATCCTTGCAGGTGTACGACGGTGCATGGGTTACGTTGTCCTGCTCGATGCACCCGTGCGTTCGCCTGTAAATATGTTTCTACAGACATTACTGGAGACCAATAGACAACTACGTTAGCCGCGTGCAATGTGACACCGTGTGATGCCGCTTGAGGTTGTATGACTAGCACCTTGGGGTTGGGCTCGGTTTGGAATCTGTTGAATATATCTGTACGGTTGTTAACAGAAACGGCTCCGCTAATAATCTCAGACGTGTATCCATCCTTGATAAGTTCTTCATGCACGATCTGAATGGCGTGGCGGTATGGTACGAATACGATGACCTTATGGCTTGCTTCGTCTATAACTTCTTTTAGAGCGGCGATACGATTTGAGGCATCAAACGCGATGACTTCTCCACTATCTGAATAGACCGCGCCACCTGAAAGCTGTAGTAGTTTGTTAAGGTTTGCCGCCGCATTTACCGTAGTAATTTCCTCGCCTGCCGCAGTTGCCACCATATGTTTACGGATGGTCTCGTAGTACTTTTCTTGCTGCGGGGTCAAAGGAACCTTACGGGTAACGTAGGTCATGTCAGGCAGGTCAAGACATTCTTCTTTAGTAAATCGAATAGCAGGTTGCAATACTTGATGCACGATATCTTCTGCACGGGGGCGGGGTACCCATTTGAATTGCGTGATCTTTTGCATCACCTGATCTTTGAATGAGCCAAAGAAACGTGGAACACTAGACGGGTTAACTATCCTTGCAAGCCCATACGCATCGGTAGGTGCCTGAGCCGCCGGGGTTCCTGTCAGCATCCATACCCACGTGTTCGGTTTGATGATTGAGTTAAGAGTTTTCCAACGCTTTGTAGTTACTGTTTTGTATGCGTTAGCTTCGTCAACTACGATGAGATCAAAGCCGCTTTCGTTTACAGCATCGCTAACAATATCAAGACCATCAAAGTTACAGATGACAAATTCAGCATCGGACTTGACTGCTTTGATTCGCTTCTCGCGTGAGTAACTATGTGCTACCTGAACCGTACGGTGCATGGCAAATCGAAACAAGTCGTTAACCCATGCAGACTCCATAATCGACAACGGGCATAGCACTAGCACACGTTTGATAAGCCCTATCTTCATCAGGTAGTCAGCCGCCCAAATCACGCTACCTGTCTTACCCGTCCCCTGCTCGTTGAAACAAAATGCACGGCGATGCAACGTCAAGAATTCTGCGGTTGTCTTTTGGTGTTCAAACGGTTTATAAAGTCCGGGCCAATCGTAGTGCGCAATGATCGGGGATGGTACGTTCTTGATACGTAAGTTCTTAAGCACCTGCGCTTCTTCCAACCCCCACTTCACTAGCACTTCACCTGTATCTAACACTTTGCTACGTGGGATGACCGTGGTGATGCGGTTGGGTTCTTTGACCCGCAACAGCAATGCTTTATTCTCTAGTATCTGCAATTCACTCTCCACCAAGACGCCTATAGGCCGGAAGTGATGTTTTCACTTCCAGCCCAAAAAATTACTGCAATGTAAAACTAAATTCTTGCTAGGGATTAACGGCCCCTAGCCACCGACCCCTCTTACTAAACCCAACTAAATTCTACTTCTTTTTTCGTTCCCGTTTGCTAACTTCGGATACGAGGTTTCCCTTAGAGTCACGCTTAAACGAACGGTTTTTGGCGGGGGTAGTTATGTAAACCCCGTGCTTATTTGAACCACCCTTGTCCAGTGCCTTCTTGTGGGCTACGTCCTTACCTTCACGGGCATCGGCCTTACCATTTCCGTTAGCATCTTTACCGTTCTTATCTAAAGCACGTCGGGCACGTTGCCGTTCCATGCGGTTCTCATGCTCACCACGGGCTTTCTGAAGTTCATACTCTCGACGATATGGACGTGGGGATTTAGTATATGGCATCAGTGATTCTTCCCATTGTGGATGCACTCAACAACTGCGCAATAGTTCTTACAGGAGAAGTTTGGCTTTGGATTCCACACCCCGTTCTCGTAGGCGGCTTCCAACTGCTTAGTCTCGTTCAGCCATTTTACCCACGGCTCGGCCTGTTGGCTACCCTCGTAGTCCACCTTAACGAAGTCGTCTGCCACCACAAAAAGCAGGCCAGCCTTGATTCTTTCG